GAATGGGGCCTAATGCGTAGGTCGCCCTATGTAATTAGGTAATTATCTTAGGTTGCCACCATTTTTGTCAACTTTGCACACACGGCCATGCTCAGCTATCTTCCACGAGAGTATCTGGCCTTCCTTAACATCAATGGCAAAGTTCCCCGTTTTGCCCTGAGATAGGAACTCGCGGATTTTCTCCAGAAGTTCGTTTGGCATCGTTACTGTGGTCATTTCTTGAACTTCGACCTATCAAAAGCAATACTACCGGCTTTAAGCTTAGCTACATCGATGCTCTTACCAGCGTTCAATTCTTGGCTTAATAGACTAAAGGCATAGCTTCTCTGATTATCAGATAATTTATCCCAAAAAGTGGGATACAAATCTTTTAATATTGTCTCGAATGATTCAGACCTAAAGTTAAATCCAGTAGCTTGTGCCGCCTGAGTTGTGAAACCCAGACGTCTCTCACCATGCGGAATAACCTCATTCGCATCAGGGTATTTTGCAACAAGAGCGCCTATAAGAGTGCCAGCACCAATCGGTGCGCCTAAATCTAATAGTAGCTGAACTACCCGTTTTTGTGGAGTATCTAGCTCCTCTCCATAAAAGGACTCAGCGTTTGCTTGGTTCATAAAAGCGCGAACTGGAACATTCAATCGTGACGACACAAAATTAAATGGACTAGCTAAACGGAAAGCGGTATCCATTTGGCCCATTAGGTCTAGATATACGGGCATGCCACCTTGTCCCTCCAAGCCAGGGAATTGCGGGGACAAAAATTCACTCGCGTATCCCACTCCTATAATAGAAAAAGGGCTTTTATTGAAAGGAATCAGCGCTTTCCTTGGTAGATGCTCTCCAGTAGCCCAAAAATGAACCCCCTCAGCAATGCCTGCCAAGGCCATAAAGTATCCTAGATAATACTCGCGGAATAGGCCAGAAGATGGCTGTCTCGTTAATGTTCTAAACATCCCCCTCAGAAGACCCTCATTTTCATTGATAGAAAAAACTAAGTTTTCAGCTCCTTCTCGCAGCATAGGCGACCTAAATACATTTTGCCACATACCTTGAGAGGAAAACATGATGTTGGCTATTTCAACAGACTCAGCAGCGATTTGTCGGGTCGTTGCGCCAGTGCGGGTGCGCCTTACCCACGGAACAATGAAATTCTCCAAAGCCCACAATCGACTAACATTGTAGGTGCCCTCGAAAAGCCCCTTCTGGAAAAAATCATTCGCCGCCTTGATGGGTTTAGTGACTACGCCAACATGGGCAGCTTTTGTTGCACGGGCAAATTTACTCTCCATTGCACCCGTAAAATCCGCCGCCTCACGTTTGATTAATGAGATGTCACCGCGTAAATTTAAGCCTTCTTCAACTAACATCCTCTTAGGGATGCCAGTATTACCCAGTGGTTCGTTGGTCAACATGCTCCGAATCAAACGGTTTCTTGCCCCAGGCGAAAATTGAGTGTGTAATATTTGTCCAACTAGTGACGGATAGCGCAGTGGTGCGCCCTGACGCAGTCCTGTCGGACTAAAAGCAGCACCTAGATTACGGTTAAGAAAATCAACATGTTGGAAGGGGGAACCAAATAGCTTGAGTCCCTTCAAAGCATTGGTCCAGTATCGTATACTTGCAAATGGACGATTATAAACTCTTTCTAATAAGTCAGCCACATGATTGGGGACAGCCATTGGATGGGCTGCATGTACGGTTCCTGCACGAATATTAGCAATGGGAGAAGGAACAGCAGGGCCATTAAACCCTGCACCAATATTTGGCACACGCCAACCCTTCTCACCCGCTACCGCCCTTGCAGGCACCACCAAACCACGTTCTTTGAGACGCTGTACCAGCATCACGGCTTCACGAAATTCCATGCCTGCCAACCGACGTTCAGCCATCATAACCAACGGGTCCCACGAAGTTGGTTGCCGTCCAGAAGCCAAGATTTCTGAGAACGTCGCGTCTGTGCGTACTTGAGTAAAGCCAGGACTAGTTGGAAGGCCACCACCAGGAATGGGAGTTGTTTGTGCCTGCCAGCCCCGAGGGAAATAATCCTCATGGGCCATCATCTGCTTGCCAAATGTTTCTATATCAACTCGGAGAAGCTTGTCTAATCCAGCGCTATCCGCTTGCTGCAACAAATGCGCCATATCTGCTTGTTCAAGGTCACGGAGTTCCTTGACATAATCATGGTATCGCCTCAGATTGGGCGACAATGATTCAACTGGGACCTCACCGTGGAGAACACGAAAAACTGGAGCCATCGTTTCTTCATTGAACTGACGAATCCCCAGAGTTCTAGCCAATTTTTGTCCACCAAGGAACCATTGCTCTGTACCAATGCCTTGGAATCCTCGTGCACTTTCCCATTTACGTAGAAGGGATTGTGGCGTTTTCTCCCACTTCGGAAAGTTTAAATCATCAACTAAGGCCCATTCAGGCCGATGCGGTGGCGGAAGATTGCTACCTGGCGCAGCACTGGCAGGTGCCCTAGTGGGATTTGAACTAGCAGCCTTGTTGCGGATATTTTGCTGCTCAAAGTTATCAGCCACCCTTCCCACATCGTCGGTTGCTTGGCCGATGCCAACATCATCGACCCGTTGACGAACCACAGAGGGACGTGTCACTTCTGAAGCCCGGCGGATTCCTTGTGGAGTTAGTTCTGGCACCCCACGAGTCAACTGAGTAGGAATACCTTCTTGAGGCAATGCTCGAATGCCAGCACCCTGTGGAGTAGTTGTCCTGCCAATCCGTGGGCCACCAACCCGAGGCCGAATCGAAAGATTGTATGACGGATTACGCGCCAGATTCTCTGCGACGCGTTGCGCATCCTCTAAAGGAAGAATGTTACTCCCTGGCCCCACCAGTTCATTAGTTCCTTTGTAAAATACTTGGTATCTATCCGGCCCACTTCGAGAAACAAGTCTAATGTCAAATAGCTCACTGGCAGTCATTGGGGTTGGAATGGCAGATGGGGCACTCACAAATGGTTCCCGTGTAATAGTAGGAGTTACAGGAGTTCTTTGCGCCCGTTCTAGTAAAGTTGTTTGTGGGGCAGTAGTAACTGGCCGGCCAGGTGACAGGGCTAGTTGCTGAGGGACTGGTGCAGCCCGTGTGACACTAGGGGCAGCTTGCTCAACAACTTCCTGTCCACCACGGCCTAGACCACGAAAAGCTGCTTGCCCACCACTACGAAGGAGTCGTGGCAAAGCAGCAAGAACCAAAGGGTCAGTGATAAGACCAAGACCAATCTGTTCGCCCATTGGCCGCTGCCGAAATTCCTCAGACTTTTCGACAAAAGGCGGCGTTGTGACAAACCCGCGCATCTTTTCAGCAGTAAATGGATTGGCGAGGTCAAATTGACCAGTGCGAATAGCATTGATGGTATCAATCGTTTGCTCAGACATTGCCTCAAAAGGTCGAATCGCAACATCTATAACTTGTCCACCAGATTCACGGAGGCTCTTAAATGGACGCTGTTGTGTTGCAATATCAACACCCTTTAGCGCATCCAATGCTGCCCCACCCAAAGTTTGGAAAGGACCCGCTATATGTCCCAACGCCTGTTTAATTATATCCCCGGATGACCGCCCATCAGCAGGGCCAGCCTCTAGCAGCCTGCCCGTCTCGTCGGTAATCCCTGCCTCGACCAAGGCCCGCCTAGTTACAGGGTCAACCCCTGGCGTAGGCAACTGAGGGGCTGCTTGGCTAATCTCCGCGAAAGACCGCCCTTCAATAGGAATAGCCCCTGCTGGGCGTTGGAAACGAGAAGGTCCTATGGCGGGTGGGGCTTCGGTTGGAAGCGGGTCAAAGCCGTACTCAGCACGGATGCGGTTCTTTTCCTCAAGAGAAAACTGCTGAACTGGTTCAGGCAAAGGCGGAAAGCCGTTCTCAGCACGGATGCGGTTCTTTTCCTCAAGAGAAAACCTATCTATAGGTTGCGTCATTATCTTACGAAGGAAGTCCTAGGCATAAATCCGCTAGTCCCACCAGGCCGCTCACTCGGTGGCGTAGCAAAAGCCTGCCGCCCAAAGTCAAAGTTGCCGATAAAATCAGCAAACCGAAGGTTAGGCGTAAGTCCTTGCCGTATCTGTTGGTCTAGCAAGCCTTGGAACTGGTTGAAGAGTTCGTTTCTTTGACCTTGGAATTGCTTGAAAAGGTTGGGTGTGGGGCCAGCACGTTGCAAAGCCCCCTGGAAAGCAATCTCTGGTTCATCCTCTAAGAGGTCAGCAAAGGGACTCTGAAGACTCGATACCGGAGAAACAGGCGCATCAAAGAAACCAGGCCCAAAGTTAAAGAACGGGTCTTGCTGAAAAGCTGAGAATGGATTAGCTTGCGTCATAAATCACCTACTGTCCTGGTATAGGCTGATTAAATCCTTCAAAGTCTGGTATGAATCGACGGAAGGCATCAAATACCTGTTGAGGCGTTTGGAATAACTCGGGCGATTGTGCCACCCTATTCCTAAACTGGCGTTCCAATACCTCACCGGTGCCTCCACGAATAAATGGCGAGAGTCCTTGGAGAAATGGGGCTGTAGCAGCTTGGAAAGCTGGCTGTATTGTTCCAAACGGTGTTTCTGCTCCAGGTCGTGTAAAGCCTCCTGTAATAGCTTCTGGTGCGGCGGTAGAAAGAATGTTGCTTAAAGTAGCCCCAAGACCTGCGCCTGTTGGGGGTGCTCCACCAATGAAACTTTGAAAAGCATTAAGGAGAGCTTCATTAGGCGTCTGACTTGGGTCAGCCCCAAAACCGAGAATAGGAGCAAATTGTTGAAATGCTTGCTGCTGCCTAGGGAAAACTCTATTAGCAGCAAATCCACCAGTAAGCGTGGGAAACTGTGCTTGTTGGGCACGACGGAAAATATCTCCGGGGGGTAAAGCGTCAAATAAGGCACGTCTGGCAGAACCAGGGTCCGCAGGCACTACTCCAGCCTGTGCGCCCTCTCCCCCAATGGGCAATCCCGTCCTACTAGACAATTCAAATAGCCGTTGATTTGCTTCTTCACGGGTTATAATTCCACGGTTTACAGCTTCCTCAAGTCCCTGAGGAGTCGATAGGTTAAGGTCGCCAGGGCCAGGCAAAAGTCTAGGCAACACTTTGGACCCAGAACTTTTCTCTAGCTCAGTACGGCCTAAGAATTGATTTGCTTGTTCATCGCTGTAGTTTGCATGGCGTGTCAAAAGATTGACAACATTAGGAGCTAACCAAGGCTCATCCAGTGCTAGACTTTGCAAGTCCATCAACTCAGAGCTTTGAATAATACTGCCGCCACCAGTAGCAAATAGCTGTCCTGTCCTACGCTGAATCTCTAAAATGTCCTTGAAGGACAGACCCATCCTTCGTGCTTCAGTGATGTTGGTTCCTATCACAGAGATAGTAAACTGCCGTCCATCAGCCAGACGAATGGTCTGTACACTTGGGTCAAAACTTTCAGGTGGCTCTGTAGCAGTCGTGGGTGCCGTGGGTGTAACAGGTGCCGAAGTAGTAGTGGGTGCTGATACAGCCGTAGTAGGCGCAACGGGCCGTATACCTAGGTCTGTAATCTGCTGCTGAGTGATGCCAGCATTTAAGAAGTCTTGAAGGGTGGTATTCGCAGTATCCCAAGTAAAATTAGTCCCACCAATAATGGCAGACTGGAATCTTGGAGCCGCGTTTGTATTGCTTGCTCGAATAGTAGGCATGATGTTCTCCTTTAAGGGATGGGTGGAACGCCTGCGCGTAAGCCACCGTTCTGCGCTCCTGGTCGTGGGGTTCCTGGAAGTTGATTAGGGCCAGTCTGGAATGGGGTATCTATCCCTGGTGTTGGTGGCTGAATACCCTGTAAAGCATTTGGTAGAACTGTTGGGTCAAACCCAGGATTATCATTCCCAGCATTGGTGTTTGGAACATTGGTTAGTTCTTCTGGTGACATCCCGAGTTGAGTGGCCATTTGCATCATTTGTCTAAACAACACTTGGAACTGTATATGCCACCACTGCGCACCTTCATCGCCACGTTTGGCTAGGGCATCAGTCATTCTTTGTGCTCGGACTAGGTTGTCTTGACCAGCCATTTCTTGAAGAATCGCATCCACTTCCAAGTCTGAGTCTTGCATCTGTAGGTCTTCCTCTCGGATACGGTAGTCAGACTTGAGAGGCATTCCATTTACCCCTGGAGCTCGGAGTTGCTGAGCAATCGCTACCTTGCTTGCATTATCTTCAGGCAACTGTGGGGTCAGATTGATTTCTACTGCTGGCAGGTCAATTATATCATTTGGACTGATTGTACCAGAGAACCACCGGCGGTTTCGGCCTTGACCGCTTAGTTCCAATGAGCCAAACGAGCCTGTGGAGAACATGTCTGACCATATATTAGAAATCTGCCGAAGAGCAGTCGATATTGCTTGAGAATCAGGAAGAACCTTATCTCCAACACCACTCTTTAGAGTATTCATGGCAAACCCCGAGATAGTGGCTGGGGTCTCACCGAACATGATGACAGGGAACCCACCCCTTTGCATCTCGCCATTGATTAAAGTTAGGTAGGGGCCTGTGTCACTAGCAGCTTTTATAAAATCGTAGACGATGAGTTCTTCAGATTCTCTCAGAGGAATCTCTGCGCCTGCGACAAATGGGTCGCCTTCAACTAATCTAAAACCGTCAGGGCTGCGGATACCAAAAACTGGTTTCAGACTTCGGTGTACCAGTTCCTTCTGGATGGACAGGACGAAATTATTATCATCCCAAATAGAGCGGTTCTCCGAAAAGATGCTTTCGCCGTAGTCAGCCAAGGAATCAGCTAGTTGAATACTCTGCATCTGTGCGGGATATCCAACGCCACCCTGTATGGCATCACGGACAATTGGGGGTTGGAGAGATGACATGACCACCCAGCCAGGAACCCTGTCCAGCCCGTGAATCGCACGTTTGACTGGCGTATCTTGTAACACGGGGATAACCACAGTATTTCGTCTCGTGTCATAGTAATCATAGATAATGACTGGGTTTCGGTTATCGTGGGAACTATCAAACTTCTTGTTATATTCTGCCTCAACCTGGCTCGGCAACCGGTAGTATTTGTGACAAATCCAAAGCAATCCCTCAGAACCAAATTCCCACATAGTTTCTTTTGGGTCCCATGGTGTGGCATCTGCCCAAGTCCGTTGGCGGTTTTTCCGCAGCAAGGCTCTCCCACAGGTATGGCCAAAGATGGGCAAACTGAAAGACATATTCTGCCGGAGTGATGGCATACCAATCATGGCAAGTCTTTCATCATTGGCCCTAAAATTCCCTAGAATGAACCGTTCTTTAGCATTATCATCGTCTCGGCTAGAACGGTCATCATTATCCTGGGAGACTTGAACTGTCATAGCCGCGCCCGAAAGTAGGCTAATGGCCTTTCTAGCCATAGTCTTAGAATCATTGGATGTGTGCGTCTGGTAGCCTTTCAGTTCATCTGGATTAAAAGGTTCTACCAACCAGCGTTTTTGGTAGTCCGTGCGCCACCGGTCACGGAGCTTGACAGTATCAAGCTCCTTTTGGTCTACCATTTCGATGATTTCGTCTGCAATAGCCATTATTTTACCTGGGTCACATATTGTTTTAAGAATACCACCAAACAGGACATACAAAACCTACCCAAGATGTCATCTTTATCCCCGGAAGAAATGGAAGTGCACTTGTCATGTATGGGGTAGACATCATGGATTGTGGGGACAATCTCTGACTGGTCTGTAGTATCCGTGAGAGTTATCAATGATGCACCACCCTCACTTTCAGATTTTGCATCGCTCTTTCTGGGCCGAAATCGCTCAGAATATACCTTTCTGAGTCCATCAAGTGAAACCTAGACTTGTCCTCAATCTTATCAGTAGGTTCTTGGTTATCGTCCAACTTCCTTGAATATGCAAACTTCTCGTCTAGGTATTCTTGGAGGTCGTTGAAAACAAAGATTTTATTTTGCTGATGAAGACCGTACACCATGTTGATGCCGATTTCCACCCCGCGCTCACGTGGTTTACTAATATGCCAACCCGCAGCAGTGAAACTTTCACGCCAGCCATCTTCATGGTTTGCTCCTCCCACCCTCTTTATAACCGTCTCATTTGCAGACAATTGTTTAAACTTTTGAGCATGGTCATAAGCACTGAGGCCACCCTCATGGTACGTCCGGTAAATATAGAGATAACCAGTGTCAGGGTCCTGGGCATACCAAACAGCCGCTGTATTATTTGGTCCAAAATCGTGCCCAACATACCTCAGCCAATGACTCGGGAGCACAAACCTTGGGATGCAACAAACATCCTCATCGAAAGAATCATAGATAAGTCCGGCAGGTTTTTCAAATCTTCCTCTATAGAACATGTTGAATTTCCACCGAGGAAGGAGAGTTCTTTGCCGTTCATACTCTTCAATCGGAAAAGCAGGGTTGTCCTTACTATCCCCTTGAATCACATCAATATTCATGTCACCCTGAACCCAGCGGTCATAGACTTCAAACTTGAACCAGCCAAATTCATATGGGGTAGTTGTACAGAGTATCCTACCTTGGGAGATAGAAAGGCGACGATTGATGGCCTCCCAAGCTTCTCTGGTAAATTGATGTTGACCACAATTAGCGACTAGGATTCCATTGGCGACATAGTTGTGGTTGTCTGTAACTTCAAGATTGTAGAGGAAACCATCTGAAGAACACCTTCCATCCAATTCTCCACCATCCTGTTGGAGAAATGTAGATAAGTCCAGCCATTCTTCCGATACCATTCCTGTTTGCGCAGACTGGCATGATTGCCAACTTCTATCGCTATTTTCAAATTGGGTTCCGCAACGTCTATCTTGTAAGCATGAGGTATCTGATGAGTCACAACAACATATTCGTTGTGCCAACCTAAAGCTTGTGCCAATTTCTCTTGCCTGTGGCTGGAAGGACGGCCATTGCCCCCAAGTGTCCATGCCTGGCTTTTCTTGATAGCTCGTGATGCCATGTTTCTGCGTTCCAAAGAATGGGGTGCACTCCCCATCGGCTGATACCAAGGACGGTTGGCAGGATTCTTGTATCGTTCTTTCTGTCTGATAGATACTGCTTCTCTTTCCGCGTTGTCCTTGTACCTCTCGGTCTGTCGCTCGGAGATTTGATTTCGATATTCCTGACGACTGCCCCGGTGAAACGCCGCACAAGAGATACTGCAAAACCTCTTTTGTCCCTTCCTGGTCAAAGTTACACCGCAATATTCGCATTGTCTTAACATAAACTGGTGCTTCCTTTCTAGCTAAAGCAACACCAATTATGCCAGATTCTACATATCCCGTGTCTGTCCAGACCTTGTGATTATCTGTGATATGTAGAGGGCCAATCCGTCGTAGAGGTTTATTCTGTGGAGTTTTTATCCATCTCATAATGGGTTTTAATTGCCATTTCCCATCATATGACCAAACTCTAATTGGAAGCCGATTATCGACAATATCCTTGATAAATAATTGTCCTACTTCAGTCTCAATGAGGGTTTCTGGGGCTAAGCACTCGTCCAGCCAAGCAGCTTTTGCAGTTGCGGACTCAAGAGACTCAGGGCTTGTGGCAGAACCAATGACTATTCTTTGCGCAGGCGCACCGTGGTTTCTAAGGTAGGACTCAAAGACTTTCTCGCCAGCCTTCCATTCTCCCCACTTCAAATAATAAGTAAAGAATTTCTGGAGTTCTGGCAACATTTTGAGTCTAAGGAGTGGAAAGGTGGCAGTAACAGCAAGATAATCACCGAATATTGGTGTACTCCCGTCTACTTCATGCATTTCACGGTGTAACCAACATGGCCCCATAGTCGTCTTTCCATACTGAGAACCACACAGGAGACAAACAATCCGAGCGTCTGCCTCATACACACGAGTCTGACCTGGGTGTAAGTTGAGCCTAACCCTACCGTCCGCGTCTAGCTCATAAAATGGGGTAATATCGGTTGTCAAAGAACTACCATCCACGTGGATTCCATGATTTGTGTATTGTGATAAGGGTACTTTTCCAACTTTGGCCACGAAGCACCAAATCGGGGCCAGGGCTTAGCCAACAAGTCGTCCTCAGACCCAAATCCCTTAACCAAGAGTGTCCCATCGACCTCTTTTGCCGCCAAAACCACGGGTTCATAGATACTAGGACTCACAAAATCAGCAATCCAGGTCTTGACCGGACTACCCCCACTAACACAAAGTAACCTCACGTATCCCTGAAGGACATGATTCTTTCTGACCAAGAAATAAATTACGTCATCAGTGCTTGAGAATACTTCCCACGTCTGTTTTGCTCTCTCGTGGTTGGGCCTTCCACCAAAAATACACCGCATCTGGACACCTGCGGCCTCGTTGACCTGCTCCCACAACGTAGCCTTCTCGACTTGGTACTTCACCGATACTCGTAATCCTTAGAAGGATATTCTGCTTGGGGAGAACTCCCACCATAAGCATCTAGCATATCGTCATTCGAGTCGTAAAAGTCCCAACTATCCGTGACTTCTAGAAGTCTTTGGCAAGTAGGTCTGCCATCAATAAAAGAAAAGAGTTGGACTAAAACAGTTCTAGGCGCTTGGTAATCCAGCACACGACCTTGAAAAACTATCTCTCTCGTTTTTGGTTCACGAGTGTGGAAAAATTTACCAATCAACATCCTACCCGTCCTTGTTGAGACCGTCCCAATCAATCTTCTGCGCCAACAAAATGCAGTCATTGCAAAGAAACGAATATTTCTTATGCCCCTGTATCCGATAAGGGCGGTCTCCTGGATTCAAGCAACCTGGCCTTTCACACTTATTGGGCCCATTAAATTTTAACCCGCTACGAAGCAACACCGTATTATCATCATTCCGAATAAAATCCCAGAGAGTGTCGGCCATCATTTCACGGTCTTCCTTCAATACGCACCAATAGACTAAATCTTTAGGTTCAGGACTCCAAGAAATCCCAATTTTGGGGTAGGGCACTATTTTGTTTTTGTATGATTCCCTCCACTGGTCGAGATACTTTTTATAAAACCCGCCAACAAGTTTTGACCCAGTGGAATTCAGGTCTCGGTCAGACCTCCAAAGGTCAAACGTGATGTACGTGTAATTACGATATGTACGGCAATCCTGAAAGCACTTCGCAAACGGCGTGCCCTCAGTCGGAAAATACTGATACCTTCCCCTCGTCATTTCCCCAACTCCCAATCCCTAAACTCCAGTTCCCCCGTCCAATCCTCGACCGTCGGCCCATATAAATCGCTTATCCGAAAGTCCCGCCCACATACCCTCACCTCCCCAATAATCGAAAGTGAACCACCAGGATACTCACTCAACTCAACCCGCCGGTCTAAACACTCC